TGACAAACTCAGCAGATCTATTGGTACTAGTATTGTATTAAATGAAGAATGGGCGTTCCGTGTAGGACAACTAGGCGGTGTTGATCAACTAACCGAAATTGAAATTCAATTAATTAAAAAAGATTTAACATTAAATCCTCAGTCAATATTAATAACTGATTCGAAGCCCGAGTCAACAGCCGATCAAATTTACAGAATTGTTAGATCTGATTTTACTGTTGAGCCTCTGCCATATACTTCAGGTATAAATCCCGTATCACAAGATCTATTACCAATCAAGACAGCAGGATATGTAAAAACCAATCACGTTAATCGGACCATTAAAGATAAACTAGCACTAGGTTCTCTCGACATAACCGAATTCCAAGAAAACGATCATGTATGGTTAACCTTTAATAACGGATCATGGACAGTATTAAGATTTAATGAGTCGATGAATTTAGCAGTAACTGATGCTGTAAGAACAGACGACACAGTATTGTTAACTTTAACAAGAAGACATGATCTACAAATAGATGATTATGTTGGCTTAAAAATTGTTAATCTCACAGGATTCTTTAAAATAATAGAAACTGATGTGAATACAATAACTGTAGAATCTACAGCTACATCGGATCCGGAGATTGATCCTAGCTCTTTTTCTAACGTTTATCTTTTCACTAACAGCAGATTTTCTAATTACGCAGACATAGATCCTAGCCACATGGCTTTGTTGAAATCTGGTTCTAAATTATGGATTGATGTAAATGAAGATGGAAATTGGGAAGTTGTAGAAAAGAACAAACAGTATTCATACAAGTCAATTACAGACTTTGGAGTATCTACGCCAAGCGGGACAGGACACAAAGTAATATATGATGACAATTTAAAACAATCGTTAGTAAGCATACCAGGCGCCGGCTATGTTATATCTTACACAGAAGCCCCATCTCAACTATCCTTAAAACAGATTATCGCACCACCTACCGGATTTGAATCTAATGTATTGGGATCGTTTGGTAATGACATGGCTGTTAGTCCCGACAGCAGATGGTTGATAGTTGGATCTCCAGGTGCTACTGCTGCAAGTAATTACAAAGGTAATTTTAATGTAAGTGCAAGTTATCTTGCAGATGACATTGTCCTCTATGCTGGAAAACTATGGAAAGCGTTAACTGACAATACCGGTGATGGTAGTACTATTGATCTAGATTCCAATGATTGGGAACCGGCAGTCATTCTTTCTCCTTCTACAACTGGAAGGCATCCAGGGTATACTGGACAGGGTATGATATCGATTTATGAATACTCTAATCAGCAATGGGAATTGAGAAATTCGTTTGTAAGCCCTAGACCAGAAAATGGCGAAAACTTTGGATCTAAAATCTCCATTGGTGTAAGCAGTGGCATATATTATATGGCTGTTTCGGCTCCAGGGTCTTTAGACAACCGAGGTCGAGTATACCTGTATACATATGACGGCAGTGAATGGAAACATTTAGAAAATTCAAATTATGCAGGAATTTATGATCAGACCGGCGATACATATTATCCAGAAGGATCTATAGTATGGCATAATGGAAATCTTTGGCAATCTCTACAAGACTCTAGTGGGGACGGCAGTACTATAACTGTTGAATCTGCCGGGTGGAGAAAGATAGATCCAGTATCTACACAAACATCGTTGCCTACAAACGTGGCGTTGGATGATGATGGATCTACACTAGCATTAGGTATGCTCAGCGAAACACAGTTGGCCGAATTAATCAAGCAGGACGATTTGTTTGGATCCAGCATGGCAATGAGTCGAGATGGCAGCATATTAGCTATCGGATCGCCTAACAGTGACGGACAATATTTTGAAAATTACAGAGGTGTGTGGAGACCGGATATTGAATACATTGAAGGCGATGTTGTTAAATTTGAAGATGTGTATCACAGACTAGTTGATAGCAGAATTGATCAAGCAGTTGACTCTACAATTAGAAGTTTCAACGAAGAGCCAGTTGGGCTTCCTTGGGAAAATGTGGGTGATAGTTCTGCAGAATCTTCAGGAAAAGTTTACATATATCAAAGAAATTCTTATGGTTTCTATGATTTATCGCAGACTATAAATTCAGAAGCCATGCCATATATTAATGATCTCGAGTCTGGCGAAACATACATAAGTTCTGGAGATCAGTTAGGTTGGGCATTGGATTTAGATTACAGCGGTACAACTTTAGTAATAGCAAGTCCTAAAGCAGATGTTAATTTTCAAAATCAGGGATCAGTTTATGTTCTTAAAACAGACGGATATGCGCCTGTTGAATATAGACTAAAACAAAGACTTGAAAGTTTTGAACAATATCCTAACGAGTACTTTGGACAAAGTGTTGTAATCAGTCCAGATACTTCTAAGATAATTGTCGGCGCTAAAAATTCTCCGTATGTTTCTTTCACTAGAATTGATTCTACACAAGGCACCTCGTTCGATCAAGGTAAAACAAAATTCTCTGATAGAAAAGGATCTAGCGGATCTGCTTACATATTTGAAAGAAAATCAGATATATATTTCTTATCCGAAAAACTAGAAGCTGAGTTTTCTCCTTTTGAATCTTTTGGATACAGCATAGATTGTAGCAATTCTGCGATACTAGTAGGATCTCCTGACTATATTTCACCAGCGCCACATTTGGCAATACTATCATATGACGGTCCAAAAACCGGAATCGCTCGACTATTCAAGAAAGATCCGTCGTTGAATTCTTTAGAACTTTTATCGGTTCAGGAACCGATAGTTGATATCGCTAAGATCAAAAGCATTGCTCTATATGACAATGTCAATAATAGAAAAATACAAGATGTTGATTACATAGATAATGCTAAATTAAAAATTCTTAATATTGCAGAACAAGAACTTAAATTTAAAACAGTTTATGATCCCGCAGTATACTCAATTGGCACAGATGCAGTTGTTGTGGATCCTAGAACAGCTTGGGCAGAAAAGAATGTCGGAGCTCTGTGGTGGAATCTATCAACAGCAAAATGGAAATATTACGAACAAGGTGATCTATCATACAGAGTCGGCCATTGGAATTCTTTAGCAGAAGGTGCGAGCATAGATATCTACGAATGGGTAGAATCATTATTGCTTCCATCTGAATGGGCATCGGTAGCAGACACCAACGAAGGATTAGCCGAAGGAATCAGCGGCCAACCTTTATATCCTAACAACGATGTTTACACAGTTAAGGAATTATATAGCTCAGCTACAGGATTAGCTACCGGTACATTATATTACTACTGGGTTAAGAATAAGGTAAATCCTCCGGAAGGTATGGCTAGTAGAAGAATTTCTGCTGCATCTGTTTCTTCTTATATAAGCAATCCTGGAGGCTCTGGAGTCGCATTTATATCTCTCTTAGGAGCAGATAAATTTTTAGCATATAATTTTAATTCAGTGATCTCTACAGATACTGCATTAATAAACATTCAGTATCACAAAAATAATAAAAATTTAAATCCTATTCACAACGAATATCAATTGTTGACCGAAGGGGTTGAGGATAGTCTTCCTTCTCTAAAATTAGAAAACAAATGGATTGACAGTTTGGTCGGAACTGATGTGGCTGGTAATAGAGTACCCGATCCTGCATTGCCAGCTAAACAAGCACACGGTGTAAATTATCGACCAAGACAAGGTATGTTTATTAACAGGATTCCTGTTCTTAAAACAGTGATCGAAAATACTAATACCATACTGCAAAAGGAACCATTTGCAGATATTATTGATTTTACTAATTTAAATCTAGCAGACGAAGTTCCGTCTTCTGAATTAAATCTCTACGATATCGAAATAGATACCTACATTGATTTAGAGAATGTTGGTACAGCAAGAACAAGAAAAGCAGTATTAAGAGCCAACATTGTTGATGGTTCAATTGATACTATTGATGTGCTAGTTTCTGGATTTGGATATAAGAAAATTCCTCCAGTGATAATTGACGGAAACGGAATTGGAGCAAAAGCTGAAGTTTCTATAGATAGCCAAGGCAGAGTTATATCTGCAACAGTGTTGGCTAGAGGAAGAAAATATAGTTCTGCTCTAGCATCAATTAGAAACTTTTCAGTATTGGTCAAAAGTGATTCCACTTTAGACAATAATTGGAGTATCTATTCTTGGGATGACGAGCGTCAAGTTTTTTACAGAAGTCAATCGCAATCGTTTGATACTAAAAAATACTGGTATAAAACTCATTGGTGGAAAACCGGGTACAGCGATAAGTCTCGAATAATTAAAGAAATTATCAGTGTTTACCAAGAACCCACAGTCTCGGTATCTATTGGAGATCGATTGCGTATAAAAGAATATTCAAACGGCGGATGGGCAGTCTTTGAAAAGGTAGCAAACACCGGTGAGTTCCTAGATAGATATACGATGGTTGGTAGAGAGCTAGGTACTATACAGTTAAATGCTTCTTTATATAATACTGCATTATCCGGAATAGGTTTTGATAATGACAATTCGTTTGATTTAAATTCATACGATTTAGAAAATTCTAAAGAATTAAGAAATATATTAAAGGCAGTTAAGGAAGATATCTTCATAGGCAACTATGCAGTTGAATGGAATGGATTGTTCTTTTCATCTATTAGATATGTATTCACTGAACAGCAATACGTTGACTGGGCATTTAAAACCAGCTTCTTAAATGCAATACACAATGTTGGAGATCTAAGTCATCCAACAGTGAATTATAAGAATGACAATCTATCCAGCTTCCAAGATTATATAAACGAAGTAAAACCATATAGAACAACAATCAGAGAATATGTAAGTAGGTATGATTCTTTAGATAATTCAAACACAGCAGTAGCTGACTTTGACCTGCCGCCGACATACTCTACTACTGAAGGTAAAATTGTAACTATACAAAGCAACAGCGGAGAGTTATCACAATATCCGTGGAAGTGGTGGGCAGATAATAACGGGTATTCGGTAGTAGCTATTGAAATTGCTGATGCCGGAGCCGATTATAGAGAGCCGCCGAGGGTGGTAATTACTGGATCAGGAACTGGCGCCACAGCACAGGCTTATATTTCTAATGGAGCTGTTTCTGGAATTAGGATGATTACCACAGGTACTGGATATAGTTCGGCTCCGATAGTTTCGTTGGTAGGCGGAAATGGTGCTAGTACATCAATAGCTAGAGCGGTGGCGATTTTAGGTGATTCAAAAGTTCGAACTTTTGATCTTGCAATTAAATTTGACAGGATCACAAAAGATGGATTGTACACAAAATTTTTACAAACTGAGCCGACAATTACATCTACAGGTGAAACAGCAGTATTTGATCTCTCTTATGCTCCTACTAGAGATAAGAGTAAAATTACCATCTTAAGAAATAATCAATTGGTGTTGCGAAATGAATACGATATCAATCTTTACAAATCTTCAACAGATACATATGGATTATTAAAAGGCAAACTAATTTTTAAATTGCCTCCCGCAAAAGATGATATTATTAACATTGTCTACGAAAAAAATGACGATCTATTAGATGCAGTTAATAGAATACAAAAATATTATGCACCTCAGAGCGGAATGAAAGGCAACGAGTTAGGCCAGTTAATGACCGGTATAGATTTTGGTGGAGTTCAAATACAAGGAACAACATTTGAAGTAACTGGTGGATGGGATGCATTGCCTTGGTTCACTGACAATTGGGACAGTGTGGAAAGTTCTGCAGATTACTATGTTGTTTGCGATGGTAGTACAGAAGAAATAACATTGCCTTTCATACCGTTATCCGGACAGGAAATAACAATTTACATACGCAGAGTAGGTGAAGCGATTCCTCGAGATATCGAAAACCTACAATATACACAAGAAACTCCTGCGCCAGCAACTGTGAGAATTGACGATCCGAACTATTCTGACAATTGGGATAGTACTAGTGCTGTAAACCCAGCAGCTCAGATGCCAACATTTGTGGGAGACGGATCAACCATTGTTGTAGAAATTGGAAGATATATTAATACCCTCCCAGGCGATATATTGATATTCCGTCCTATCGAAAGCGATGGATCTGTAACAATAACCGATCCTAATCTAGTAGATACAAATCTCAGCGGCGGTACGTTAAGTGCTATGAGCGGAGCATATTCCACAGCTACTGGACTATCCTCACAAGATATCTCTATAGATGGCGATAAATTTATCAGTCCGGATCAAGTGCCTGCACCAGAAGAAAATATTCCTGGACAAGTATTAGATAGTGTAAGCATCAAAGTATATAACAATACTCCTAGTGGTGCTGCTCCAATACTTACAAACATTATAATTTCTAATGGCCAGGTAAAAAACTTTGACATCGGAACAAATATTATTAAATCGTCATCAGTTATAGTGTACGTTGATAAACAACAACGAGTACTAGGCAGCGGACCCGACGATTACTCTATTAATTTTTATACAAATCAAATTGAATTTGTAAATGCTCCGATAGAAAATTCTATAATCGAATTAATCTCAATTGGATTAGGAGGTTTAGAAATTTTAGATTACCAGGAATTTACAGCAGACGGAGACACTGACTTATTTTTAACAAATGCAAACTACGAGTCCACTAGCACAATATTAGTTACTGTTAACGGAAATGAGACAAATGTTGGATTTGAGGACAGCACAGACGTTGTTGACACTCCTGGAAAAACTCTGGTTAGATTTGGAACTAAGCCTATTTTTGCAGACAAGATCAAAATAGTATGTCTCGGAGCAAGTGCAGACGTAGACAGTTCCGAACTAGCAGTTGTTCGAATTAATCAACAGACTATCTACCATGACGGATCAACAGTAAGTTATGATCTTGATAATTTTGTAAATTTAGAAAGAGCAGCAGCTATATCTTCTATGATAGTAGAAGTTAATGATAGAGCTCTAAAAAGCGTAGATACCACATATGTTATCTACGACGGAATTACTAGTCAGTTTACATTAGGAACAGACCCAGTTGAATCGGCAGGCGCAATCTTAGTCAGCAATATCAAAGTGTTTATTAACGATGAGTTAAAAACATTTATTCAAGACTATAATTATGATGGAACGACTAAGTCTTTATCAATAAACGAATCAATACTATCAGTTGGCGATATTATCAAGATCGAAAATGATTTTAGGGCAGAATATTCTATATCCGGAAGCAACATCATTATTGCAGATTCGATATTATCTACTTTACAAAAGAACGACGACAGCACATTAAAAGATAAGATTAAAGTAACATGGTTCAGCGAATATCCTTCAATGAACTTGGTGTCAGACGAGTATGTTGGTGGAAAAGTCCAATACCAATTAGCACATGTTCCGTTGGGAGTTGAATACGTATGGGTATATAAAAATGGTGTTAGATTAACTCAAGATCAGGATTATTACGTTTCCTTATTGCGAGGAGTGATTTATTTAACATCACCCTCTACAGAAAATGATCTGATAAAAATAATATTATTTGGATCTAATACATTTAAGCTACCTAGCGCTTTTGAAATTCACAAAGATATGTTGAATATCTATCATTTCAAACGATATTCTAAGGGCACTGTAAAACTAGCCACTACGTTAAATTACTATGATCAAACAATAACAGTTGACAACGGAGATGTGTTAGGTGAGCCAATATCTTCTAAAAACATTCCAGGGGTTGTACAAATCAATGGGGAAAAGATAGAATACATGGTAAAGGTCGGAAATACATTGAGCCAATTAAGAAGAGGCAGTTTTGGAACACCAATCGCAGAGTCATACTCTGCAGGTAATTATGTAGTCGACATCGGAACTCATGAAACTATTCCGTACAATGAAACCCAAGAAAGAGAAGATTTCGTCAGCGACGGAAGCTCTACTATAATCGGTCCGTTGAGTTTTGTACCAATTAAAGCTACTAGAAATTCGTGGGAACGTGTTTCGATTCCAGAATCGTATGGACCATGCGATCAGATAGAGGTATTTGTTGCAGGACGTCGATTGAGGAAAAATCCAATTGATCTATATAACGAGGATTCTGGAGCTAGCAGCCCTGCCGCAGATATTACATCAGAAGCAGAATTTGCAGTTGACGGAACAACTTCGTACTTTAGACTAACTTCGGCAGTTCCGGCAGGAACTAGAATATCTGTTATTAGAAAAACAGGAAAAACATGGTATGAAAGATCGGAGACAACCGCCAGCAGAGGCATTACACTGCTGGAAAATGACACACCGATTGCTAATTTCATAGCACAAAAGACAACGAAACTACCAGAATAAATACACATATGGAATCACAAGAGACTAACATGCCAGAAAACAAAGATCATAATACTAGACCAAATGAAACAGGTGGCTTTCATTTCGAGGGCCATATTAAAATTTGGTATCCAGAAACTGGAGAAATTGCCGTTGATAAGAGAAACGCCATTCACTATGAAAACATGAGTGTTGCTATGGTACAGAGTTTGAGTAATCAAGGACAAGGTACAGTCTATCAAATGGTATTCGGAACCGGCGGAACTATTGTAGATCCCACAGGATTAATTACATATCTTACTCCGAATACTGTAGGTATTAATACCAGTTTGTATAACCAAACATACACAAAGGTAGTGGATCAGAATGCCGCAGCAAATGCTGATCCTGTTAGAAACAAAATGGAAGTCCGACATATAAGTGGTGCTACTTACAGCGATATCTTAATCAGCTGTTTATTAGATTATGGCGAACCTATCGATCAAGAAGCATTTGATAATTCTGCAGACCTTAGCGGAAATTTTGTGTTTGACGAGCTAGGATTAAAAAGCTATAACCCGTCGGGCGAAGGAAAATTGCTTACACACGTTATTTTCCATCCTGTACAAAAAAGTCTAAACAGATTATTACAGATCGATTATACGATTCGTGTACAGAGCTTAACTGGTTTCACAGAGGTATAATAGATGCCATATATTGTTAATTTTACAGATAGCGACAACAAAACACCGATAACGGTTTTTGACAACACGTCTAATACCAGTACCAGTCTAACATTTCCAGGTAGAAACGTTACTGGATACGGTCAAATTATAGCTGAAAACTTTTTATCTCTTTTAGAAAATTTCGCCAGTGCCAGTCAACCAGTCAATCCTACAGAAGGACAACTGTGGTATGATAGTATCAATGGTATCATGCAGGTCTGGGACGGAACAAATTGGAAAGCTGCGTCAAACATACAAAAGTCTGCAACAGAACCCAGCGTAGAAAATTCTAAAGTAGGTGAATTGTGGGTAGATACTACCAATCAGCAATTACGTATATACACAGGTACTCGATGGATTTTAGTTGGTCCGAGTGAAAGTTCTATAGACGGTTTAAGATATGGTCCGGCAGTAGAAAAAGTAGCAGACAGCGATAACATAGACCGATCTATTTTGATTTTCTATCTGGCAGATATTCCTGTGGTAATTTTTAGCAAAGACAGTTTTACTCCTAAAATTGGTATTGCTGGATTTACACTAATCAAAGCGGGTATGAATGTTAACATTCCCGGCGATCCGGCATCTATCGCAGAATTTGAAGGAGGATTCCTTCCTAAGCTATACGGAACAGCGCAAAATGCAGATGCATTAAATGTTAGTGGTGTTGAAATCGCTGCTGGAAAATTCTTAAGATCAGACTATCCTAATTCTACAGAATTTGGTTTGCGCATTATCAACAACAGTGGTATAACTCTTGGTGTAGATGGAACTTTCAATATTTCAAATACATCTACGGCTGCAAAAATTTACAACTCTGCCCCTGGTAGCTCTTTAGATTTGCAGGTAAACAGGAACGGCATAGCAAGTACTATATTGCGAATCTTAGATGATAAAGTTGGTATCAATACAGACACGCCAGACCAAGCATTGGACGTAGATGGTAATATTGGATTAAACGGTTCATTGATAATATCCAATGCTACTGAGAGCACCAATCTAAGCAATGGTAGTATTATAACTGCTGGTGGGGTATCAATAGCAAAGAATTTATTAATAGGCACAGATCTAACAGTAACAGGTGTTACTCAAACAGCAAACATTCAACCTAGACTCACAGATACGTATGACTCTGGTACGGGATTAAAGCGTTGGAAAACAGTTAGAGCAAAATCAATTATCGCTGATGAGATCGAAGGAGTATTAAACGGAAATATTAACGGAAATGCTAATACTGCTACTAACCTTAAAAATGTTACAACTTTTCAAATTGTAGGCGACGTTATTAGTCCGACTGTGCAGTTTGACGGACAGATAGGTAGCTACAATAAAACGTTCACTACATCGCTGACAGCTAATATTATTAAAGGCAAGGACGAACCGTTTCCGAACGTTTCCAAGAAAACAGATTATATCCTATCCTACAGATCCAGTGCTGAGACTGCGACCAACTCCGGATTATTAAAACAAACACGAGATGCGTTTGTAGGCGATCTCGGACTGCCGATTGGAGCGATGCTACCATATGCTGGTGCTAATGCTCCAGACGGATTTTTATTCTGCGACGGATCAGAAGTTGAAAGATCAAAATTTCCAGATTTGTATGATGTAATTGGATCCACGTATAACGGAACAACGGCGTTGTTGGGCGTAAACACATTTAAACTACCAGACTTGCGAGGCAGATTTGCTCTCGGCAAAGATAACATGGATAACAATGGAACAGTTCCAACATTATTAGGCGGCTATGTAGATGCCGGCGGCGGAACCGCATCGCGTGTTCCTGATACCAAAGCACAGACACTAGGTGGTGATGCAGGGCAGAGTTCTACAAGTTTGACACTGGCTAACATTCCAGATCATGATCATAGTTTGCAAAATGCTGGCGTTCAGTATTCTGCCATTAAGGTAGACACTGCAATTACTTCGGGAGCAACACCAGGTCTCGGACCAACAGCTCCTGGCCAGGCACAGTATCTAAATTCATCAGGACCAGTTAAAAAACCGGATATTACCTTTGCATTAGGTCAGCCAATTGGTATAATGAATCCATTTCTAACAATCAATTATATTATTAGATCTGGACCACCTGCATTTATTACAACATAATTAGAGCAAACATATGGCATATCAGATTAATAAAACAGACGGGTCGATAGTTTCTACGGTGGCAGATGGTCAGGTAGATCAGCTGTCTACCGATTTAACATTGATTGGAAAAAATTACAGCGGGTTCGGCGAAGCGTTAAATGAAAATTTTATCAAATTGCTGGAGAACTTTGCTGGAACAACTAGACCATCTAAACCAATTAGGGGACAAGTGTGGTTTGATTCGTCCGAATTAAAATTAAAAGTATACAGCGGAAGTGAATTCCTTCCAGTTAGCTCAGCAACGATATCCAGTACACAGCCGTCATCTCTAGGAGTTGGTGATTTGTGGTTTAATGATATTGATAGACAGTTGTATTTCTTTGATGGTACAAACACAATTTTATTAGGTCCGGATTATTCAACAAGTCAGGGTGTTAGCGGACTACGGGTAGTTAGTCTTTTAGATACACTCAATCAAACTCGAGTGATCACAGGATTGTATAACAACGGAATACTATTAGGTATATTCGCCAAAGATAGCTTTGCACCTAAAAATGCCATAGACGGTTTCTCTGGCAGCATTATTCCGGGATTCAACGCTGGTAATTTGGCCGGGATCAAGTTTAATGTAACTTGTACTAATTCGGAGCAATTAGGCGGAACAGTCGCTACTACGTATGTTAGAAAAGATACTTCAAATGCCATAGACGGACAATTACGAATCACAACAGATTTGGGATTAGTAGTCGGTTCCGCTGGACAGGCAAACTTAACAGTATCTAGTGGTGATGTATTGCTATCTAATGCTGCTTCAGATAAAAATATTGTTTTTAATGTAAGACGAGGTATTGCTGAAGAAACTGCATTTGAAATCAAAACAGCAACTAGGGTAGTTCAATTCTATGAGGGGTTGCCCTCAAGTATTGTGGGGTTTGGTGGTGATGTTGAAATCACAGGAAATCTTACAGTCCAAGGAACTACAACAACAATCAACACAGCTAACATCTCTGTAGAAGATAAAAGCATAACACTAGCAAGATCAACAGGAATAACTCCCACAGATGCAAATGCTGCAACAGGCGGAATAATTCTACAAGGAGCATCGAGCCATGTATTTCTTTGGCATGATGTTGGTCAAGCGTTAACGGCATCATCCGGAGCAGCGTTATCTGAAGGATACAACGATGGCATACCAGCGTTAGCTAGTCAAGCATGGAATAGTTCTGAGCACATCAACTTAGCTAGTGGAAAAGAATTTAAAATTGACGGAGTTACGGTTATATCCGGAAATTCGTTAGGTATTGGAATCACAAGTATTCCAGGTGTAACTAGTTTTGGCGCACAAACTTCACTAACTGTTGATAACATATTTGTTGATGGTTCTACTATACAAGTAACTGCATCAAACACAGACTTAACATTGGCCATTAATGGAACCGGAACATTAAATCTAGGAAATAAAAAGATCACTAATGTTGCAGATCCAACTGCTGGCCAACATGCTGCGACTAAAGAATATGCAGATAACACCGTTGAAACCCGACCAGTTATTTTAAGTATCGATTTATCTGATGGTAAACCTAATAGCTATATTATTAATAGTATTCTAAACGGTCCAGCGACCCCCGGCGGAATTGGTGTAGCTCCTGATCCGAATACCGCCGCAGCAAGAACAGAAACTGCATATTACAGATCTGGAACGATTGCTAAGATATTATGTAATATCATCGTAAATGGTTCTACGAGTTTAGACATCAATCCATTGATAAGTCAAAGCACATCAACTTTCACGACACCAACAGGCACTGCTCCGGCAGTTACTAACGTTGCTATTTCTTCTGCTACCGTATCGGCAGCATCGATATCAACAACAAGAATTATTAAAACTTTTCAAATAGTGGCAGGAGCATGGACACATGTTTCAGATACACTATTGCCACCATAATGAGACCAGGAGCGGTTTAAATGCCTTATACAATTAACAAATACAGCGGCGTAGAATTAGTAGTCCTCGATGACGGGACTATTGACACGACTACGAGCTTGGGATTAGTTGGAAGAAACTATGTTGGAAACGGAGAAACTCAGAACGAAAATTTTGTGTTTCTACTAGAAAATTTTGCCAACGATACTCCACCGGCGAGGCCGCTCAGCGGACAGACATGGTTTAATACAGATAATAATTTATTGCATGCCTATGACGGAACTAAATGGATAGTTGTGGGGTCTGCTGTAGTTTCGGAGACCCCACCCGACGGTCCTCCAGGTGGCGCCTTCTGGTTTAAATCTCCGACAAATAGCTTACATGTATATAATGGAGATCGATGGGTATTTATAGGACCAGAAAATGCCGAAGGGTTCGGCGAAACAAGAACTAGGTCCGGAACACTGATTGATTCTGATGGCAATACTAATCCTGTTATATTTTTAACAGTAGATGATACAGTATTAGGGATTATATCTAATAAAGCATTCACTCCAGCAGTAGGTAATTCAATTTCCGGATTTAGTAGTTTGGCAATCGGGTTGACGATGTCAACTTCTGCAGGCATTAAATCAAACTTAACTGGTCGTGCAGATAGAGCAACAAGATTAGAAACAACAAGATTAATAAATGGCATTGGGTTTGACGGACAAACAGATATAACAATAAAATCATCTACTACAAATTATCTCACCAAAGGTGCGTATATACTAGGAGATAATTTTGATGGATCTGCGCCGTCGACTTGGGCAGTTGACGCAACTCCCTCTAATGTCATAGGTAAAGTTGTAGCAAGAAATAGTGAAGGCGGGTTTTCAGCCAGTACTATAACAGCTAATTTCATAGGTAATCTAACAGGCAACGTGACAGCAGTATCTGGAACAAGTTCGTTTGATGTCATAACAGCCAACAATTTTATCGGAGCTACGTTATCTGGAAATGCATTTTCTGCCACGCAATTACAAACACCAAGAACTATAAATGGTGTTTTGTTTAATGGAACTGAAAATATAACAGTGGCCGCTAATGCACAGACATTAATTGGTACTTATATTGCTAACACAGTCTTAACATCCAACCTTCAACAAGTCGGAACATTGAATTCTTTAAATGTTGCTGATGCTGGTATCACATTGGGTGTAGGAAGCTCGTTGAGAATTTTAGTTGATTCGTCAACTCCGACTATCAGATCCTTTACTGGAACATTAAATTTTGATATGGGTGAGACTGGACCGGATGTTTCATTTGTTAATTCTGCTAGATCCCTAGCATTAGGCGGCCCAAATGCTCCAGCTATAATCGGAGACAACACCACCAATCTAGGAATTACTGGATATAAATTTAATAATATCTATGCCAACAATTTCTTAGGAAATGCAACCACAGCGACTTCGGCAACCACAGCAACAAACATAGCAGGTGGCGGCGCAGGTGCAATACCATATCAAACAGCAATCGGTACAACTGCGCTTCTACCAGTAGGTACAACTGGACAGGTTTTAAAAGCCGGATCCGGAAACACTATCCAATGGGAAAATCAAATTTTCTCTAATCTAACAAAGAAAACATCAGACAGTTATTTGGTGTTAACCACAGTTGGGGGAGATGTTAGTTCTTATAATACACAGATAGCTACCACTATCTCTGTAGATGCAACATCAGCAAGCACAGCAAATAAAGTAGTTGCTAGAGATTCAACAGGCGGATTTAGTGCCACTAACATAACTGCGACATTACTTGGAAACGCTACATCTGCTACTAGGCTACAAACCGCGTATACTATTAACGGTGTACCGTTTGATGGTACTGGAAACATAACAATATCTACCAACTACACAATAATCTCCGGAGCTAACTACAGCACCGCTGGATTTACTAACCAAGTAGGCAGTTTCAATAACGGAGCCAACTTTTTTGATGTATTTCCTCCGTCTGGTAAATCCATGGGTAATATTGTGGCATTTATACCTTCCATTCATGTAATACATTTTGCAGGTGGAGTAAACGGAGACGATTCATTGAGATGTACATATTCATATCTTAGCGATAGAATACGAGTTTATGTGCAAAACACAGAGCAACGATCAACACCAGCAGCCAATTGGCTAGCGGTATGGAGTTAAAAATATGTACTACGTTTGTATAGAAGATAATAAAGTAATTAATATATTAAATTATAATCCATCAGTACCTTCTACGGTATTGATTAAAACTATATCTGATCAGGATTTTCAAAAAATCATGGATCAAACCCACGTCTATGATGTTTCGACAAGCTCTGTAGTTGCTGTCGCTGCTGAAATACTCAGTCATCGAGAAATTGAACTGCAAAATGGTATAGAATTAGAGTTTTTGAGATCGACGGATTGGAAAGTTTTAAGGCATCTCAGACAAAAATCACTGGGAATTACTCCTAGTTTGACAGACTCACAATACTTAGAATTAGAAAGATTACGAGATGCTGCTGCGTCCCGTATAGTTTAAAGCGAATAAATACAAGAACCGGGCGGAGTTAACACATGGCATACCAAGTAGATAAATTTAATGGAACATTTTTAGTATCAGTCGAAGACGGTACTATTGACACAACTACGGATTTACGATTCGTAGGTAAAAACTATGCAGGATACGGTGAAGTACAGAACGAAAATTTCTTACATTTACTAGAAAATTTTGCAAATACCAGTGCACCGCCTAAGAAAATTTCGGGTCAAATATGGTATGACAGCGGAAATAAAAAACTAAAATTCTATGATGGTTCTAAATTCAAGGTAGCTAGCGGAGCTGAAGTAAGCTCTACTGCGCCTAGCGGATTAGGAACAGGTGAATTTTGGTGGGATAGTTCAGCACAACAGCTTTATACATGGTCGGGCACAGAGTTCGTATTAGTCGGACCAGAAGCTAGTCCGGAACTAGGAGCTTCGGTGGTTAGTGCAGTGGTAGTTAAAGACTCTCTGAACAACAACCACTCAATAATGAAACTGATTACCGGCGGTAAAACCATTGCAGTGGTCAGTCCAGACGCATTTACACTCAACAGCACAGTGAATCCTATCGAAGATTTTACCTTGATCAAGAAAGGTATCACTATAGCAAAGACCAACTCCGTGGGGGTTTCTAGTGATGACTATGTCTATTGGGGAACAGCATCAAATGCACTTAAACTAGGTGGCGTTGACGCTGCTAATTTTGTGCAAAAAGGCGCCATTGTTTTTGACAACGAAATTGGTTTCAAAGACCCAGGACTGCAAGTTGGAGATGGCAATGATCTAAGAATCCGTGTAGAAAACGGAGATGAAGTTATTGTTGAAAATAGGTTAGGCAATGATATTATATTTAGAATAACAGTAGCTGAAGGTACTGACGAACGAGATGTTGCTATAATGACTGCTAACGGAGTTGTTCCGGGCAGCAATAATTCGTTTAATCTAGGTACTGCGCTGTTAAGATGGAACACTGTGTACGCAGGTACATTTAATGGCAATCTAACAGGCAATGTAACTGGTGATATTACTGGAGTACATACCGGAAATCTTAGAGCAACTGATACCACACTAATGATCAATGCAGCCACTAAGCAGATAGGTTATGATGGTGCTACAATTAGAGGAAACTTGTTCGGAGCAGTTGATGGAAATTTAAATGGTACAGCATCAAATTCCAGTAAATTAACTAACTATTCTCCATCGATCAGCATACCAGCCGGCGAAGTCAGCATTCCTATTAGAGATTCTTCAGGCGATTTATATGCAAACAACTTCTATGGTGTTGCTAGTAAATCAGAAAGATTAAGAATAAACAATGCTGCCACCGACGATGCATGGAATTCAGCATCGGCTAGTACACAATACAGGTCAGCAAAGACCACAGCAACACCCTACAGCATAGCAGCCAGAGATGCTAGCGGAAACATGGAAGCTAATTTGTTCCAAGGTACTGCTACCGCAGCTCAATACGCTGACTTAGCTGAAAAGTATCTACCAGATGCGGAATACGCTGCTGGCACAGTTATGATTATTGGCGGCGAAAAAGAAGTTACTGCAAGTACATGGGGTAAACGAGCGATCGGGGTAATTAGTACCAATCCAGCTTACATGATGAACAAGGATTTAGAAGGTGGCGTTTACGTTGCTCTAAAAGGTCGTGTTCCAGTTAAGGTAATCGGTTCTGTTAAAAAAGGAGATAATCTAATAGCTGCCAATGACGGATGTGCCACAGTGGGGGTGCATCATTCAAGCGAAGTATTTGCCATTGCATTAGAAAGCAATAGCGATACAGGTACAAAATTAGTAGAAGCGGTGATTTTATAAATGACTACCGGAGCCCAAATTGCTGCTACGCAGTATAACAGCATACGCAACCAAATTATAGATGTCCTAGGTTCCGGTTCAGGAAATCGAGGATACGGGCAGACTATACAAAGTGCCGCTGTGTTTTCGGGAAATATAATAACCAAAGCACAGTGGGAAGCTTTACGCTACGATCTTTTTAATATAAAAGTACATCAAGATGGAGTCGCTCCTAATCTAGCCGAAGTTGCACCAGCACCAGCCGCGATTCGATATGGTGCAGGTCATCCTAATTTTAATTTTGAGTTTGTGGCAACTAATGCCACAGCGAACAGATTTAACATAGGCAACGGCCAATCTATTTTATCTACTAAAGCCACTAGAACTTTCAGTACTAGCTGGTCGGTATCGGCCACCACAGAGCTCACAGTTAGTTTTGCTACAGCCGATGATGCTAGATACTTTTTTAATAGTGGCGGCAAGATAAGATTTACCAGCACTAGGACTGACGGTTCTGCAACTTCGCAGAACAATGCATGGACTAATACACTAAGCCAAGCAGGAACACAGAGCTTTGGCGCTAACACACCTCTTAACATCAATTTTTATACGTTGACCAACACCTACACCGGCGGTGAATTTTACCAATTAAACAACAGTACACCGTATTCCGCTAACTATTATCAGATAGCTGCCAAGTGTGATGTTCCAAATAATTCAGTGGGTGGTGCTACAGTATTAACATTTAGGATTACATGGAAAGATGACTATGTAGACCCGGATGTGATTTCTGGATTTCCAGCTGGAACTAATCCAGCATCGGGAGTAGTCGACGGGACACTGAGTCTTATAGTGGAAGAATTAAAAGCATCAGGTAGTCTACAACCCACAGGATCATTTACAATATCTAGTCCAATATATAGTCTAGCAGTGATTTCAGCGACATAAGTAGTCATATGCCACTTAATACAGTAACGTTTACTTCATCAACCACATGGACTGTTCCTAACGGAGTATATCTCATAAACGAGTTATTTCTTGTTGGCGGTGGCGGTGCGGGCGGCTCTGCCGCTATGTCTGGCGGTGGTGGCGGTGGACAGATACTACTAACTACTAATTATTTAACAACTGCTGGTTCCAGTATATCAGTTACAGTTGGATCCGGTGGTATTGCAAGTTCTGGGGCTTCTGGAACTAGCACAGTATTTGGCACATTAACTGCCGGTAGCGGAAGTAATGGTCAAACTCTTGGTATCAGTGGTATTGCTGGAGGAGCGAGCGGATCGGTTGCAGGCGGTTCTGGATTTTATTCCGGAGTTCAAAGTCCAGGAGATGGCGTTGATCGATATCAAGGTGGCGGCGGCGGCGGCGCCGGATTAGTTTCGGGATCACTATCTTCTCCTGGACAGGTTGGAAGGAATGCGGGAGATTATCCAGGCGCTGGCGGAAACGGTTATCTATTGCCTTGGAATTCTACGTATTATGGCGGTGGTGGCGGAGGAGGAGCTACTCGTGTTACCACAATAGGCAGTATAGGTATAGGTTCGGCTTCTGGTGGAGCCGGCGGCGGGGGGGCTGGCGGAGTAGCTTCCAACGGCGGAGTCTCTGGTGTTCCAAATACTGGTGGAGGCGGAGGAGGTAGTGGTGGATTTGGATCCTCCCCAGGGCCAGGCGGAAATGGCGGAAACGGTATTGTTATCATACGATACTGGGACCCTACATACAAGATCACTCCAACTCCAGGCGAAGCAGAAACTAATTCTATAACATTAACATTAAGAACAACCGGCGTAACAAATGGCGCAGTGATTCCTTTTACAGTTTCTGGTGTTGGTGTGTCAGCAGCTGATTTTACACCTGCATCTACTAGCGGTAATTTCACAGTGTCAAGTTCAGACGGCGGATTCAACGGAGTAGCTACTACTACCATAACACTGGCATCTGATTCTGCCACCGAAGGCAACGAGGAAGTTACAGTTTCTTTGGTCAACGGATTGGCCACATGTTCATTTTTAATTGGAGATTTTTCTAGAGCTGCTCCTGCTAGTATTACGGATACCACTATACAGATCCAAAATTATAATAATATCAGAGACAAGATCGTTGCTGTGCTAGGATCGGGATCTTCAAATTCTGGGTACGGACAGTCCATATACAGTTCGGCAGTATCATTGGGGCAGAAGATTGGTATCTCTGAATGGAATCGTTTAAAATTTGATATCATCAATGCTTGGACACACATCTACGGAACTACTCCAGGGTTAGTAACAATTTTAGAAAATGATATCATAAGAGCAGGAGTTTCTGCATATCCGTTCGTGCAATATGATTCTTACGCCAATGCCATAACAGCAGCTCGAGGCAAGCGTCCTGCAGTTGGACAATTCATTACAGTTAGCAAAGGTTCTCAAAGAAGAACAGGAAGTTTTGTTAACCAATTAAATTGTATCATTACTGTGAGTTTCGCTTCAGCAGCAGCAGCTCGATCCTTTTTCAACTCCGGCGGCGAAATACGAATTCAATCCATATTTGCCGGCAGTTCGGGAACCTCACAAAATAACTCCTGGCAGAGTGTGTTAAGCACAGCTGGCCAACAGGCATTTGGTGGATTTATTCCAGTACAAGGCACAGGCACATTAGACGGCAAGAATTTTTACAGATGCACCACAATTTTCCAAGAATGGTACAGAGCTCAAAGTACCAATTCGTATGCTGCCAACAATTATATATTGTCTGCACGTACTCCCGCAGTGGCTAACAATAGCGGAGGAACTGCTACTACCTTAGAACTATACGTCCAATTGTTTGACGATCATACTGGTATATCAGCCGGCCCGGATGCCGTAGACGGTATATTGGATGTATTCGTTGAGACATTAGAAGCCACTGGAACCATGCAGCCCTCGGGCGCAGGACTAGGAAACTTCACAGTAGCTTCCCCTAGCATCTCAATTGGAACTATAACTGGCAGTTAATTTTCTCGTGGAAACCTAGCACTATAAATAAAGTGCTATGTTAATCAGGAGAATTTTATGGAAGAGCAATTAAAAAAAGCTCTGGATTTTTCAAACTATCGCCAAGCATTTTCAATCCAAAGAAAGACATTAAAAGAAAAAGCTGATGCCAATTTAACGTTTGGTATCAATGGCGGCATTTTTAAAATCGACAGAGAGTTGATCACATTTATTCAAATGCTGATCGATCAAGGACGGACGTCGGGTGTTCCGCTACTTGACATCAATGAGACTCCGATACTAATCGAAGATGTGCAGTCTTTTCGAGATCAGATACTCGATAGATATTTTTCTGCTACCTTGGAATATTTTGAACAATAT